TGAATATCAAATTCGTTTGAACGATATGTACCATATGGCCTCTACTCCATTGTTACCATTCTATATTGTACAATTACAATTAGCCAATCTACAACAGATGTTTAATGGCAAACAACCGATTCGATATAATCGTCATGTAAATAAATTACACATCGATACTAATTGGGGATCAAAATTAAACACAGGTGATTACATTGTTGTTGACTGTCATCAAATTGCAGATCCAGACACATACACCGATGTTTGGGCCGATAGATGGTTAGCAAGATATGCTACCGCATTAATCAAAAGACAATGGGGACAAAATCTCACTAAATTTGAAGGTCTTCAATTACCGGGTGGCGTTCAGTTTAATGGTCTTAAAATCTTTGATGATGCTGCGGCTGAAATACAGTTGTTAGAAGACGAAATGATTATGAAGTATTCTCTTCCTGTTGTGGATATGATAGGATAAAATGGCTACTAATCCCTACTTTAATAATTTTAACTATGCAGGTGAACAAAACCTCATAGAAGAACTGGTTCTTGAATCTATCAAGATGTACGGTATTGATGTTTATTATCTACCGAGAACACTTGTGGATACAGACCAGTTATTTGGTGAAGATGTGCTTTCCAAGTTTGAAACGGCTGCGCCAATTGAAATGTACATTAAAAATGTAGAGGGATTTGAAGGTGAAGGTGATTTTCTATCTAGATTTAATCTAGAAATTCGTGACGAAATTACATTTACAGTAGCTCGTCGCAGATGGGATCAAATTAAAACAGAAAAAATTCTTTCAGAAGAATCTTGGAATTTACTTCAAGAGGATGGTGATGAAATAAAGGTAGAAGACGCGAGTGGTAATAACTATGTTATCACAAGCTCAAGACCACTTGAAGGTGATGTACTTTATTTTCCATTAACAACAAAACTTTATGAAATTAAATTTGTAGAACACGAGCCAGTATTCTATCAAGCAGGCGCATTACAAATGTATGACCTGCGTTGCGAGTTGTTTGAATACAGTAACGAAGAAATTGATACTGGTTACAGTGAAGTTGATGAAGTTGAAGACCTTAACTCCACGAATGTATTGTTTTACGAGCTTTTACTTGAAGATGGTAGTAAACTTCTTAACGAAGACGGTGATTCGCTTCTTACAGAATACGATGTGGCTGATGTACAACCAACATCAGACAATAACTTTATAGAACAAAAACAATTAGACATACTTGATTTTTCGGAGAGTAATCCATTTAGCGAGGATTGGTAGTGAGTAAATTTGAACAGAATATGACGGACATCTTCAACTTACCAGAAAAGACAGTTGAAGGTGAAGTGGTAGAAGTGATTGAACAACCAAAAACAGTATCTAAGAAAGACGACATACAAGACGATTATGAGTATGCTCGTGCGAATCTAAGAGATACGATCAATCATGCGAAGTCAGCACTTGACGAGCTACAGAACATCGCAAGTGTAACAGAGAGTCCAAGAGCCTTTGAGGTATATTCTCAATTAACAAAAACAATTGTTGATGCGAATAAAGACTTACTTGAACTTCAAGCCAAACTGAAGCGTGTCAGAGAAGATCAACCAAAACAACAGGTTACAAACAACTCATTGTTTGTTGGTTCTACACAGGATTTATTAAAGTTAATTAAAGATAATGAATGACGAACTATTAATCAATACAGATGATTTTGAAACAAGGTTAACCGACGCCGAGGCCTATCGTGCCAATCCGTTACTTAAAAAGGCTTATGTTGAAATAGAATGGACACCAGAACTCGTAAAAGAGTATGTGAAGTGTTCAAAAGACATTGCCTATTTCATTCGCACCTACTGTAAAATCATTAGTCTTGATGAAGGTCTGGTATCTTTTGATCTATATGATTTTCAGGAAGGTATGGCTAAGACGATTGCTGATAATCGTTTTACTATCATTAAGACGCCGCGACAGGCAGGTAAGACCACTACATCAGCCGCAGTCATTCTTTGGCACATTCTTTTCAACGAACAATACACAGTTGGCATTCTTGCAAACAAACTGACCACCGCAAGAGAAATTCTGAGTCGTGTCCAAAGAGCCTATGAAAATTTACCTTCGTGGTTACAACAAGGTATCTTTAACTGGTCAAAGACGACTATAGAACTTGAGAATGGTAGTCAAGTAATTGCTGCGTCAACATCATCATCAGCTATTCGTGGTTTCTCGATTAACTTTCTGTACCTTGATGAATTCGCGTTCGTGCCAAGAAATGTTCAGGACGAGTTCTTTACTTCTGTATATCCAACAATTATCTCCGGTAAAAATACTAAGGTTGTTATTACTTCTACACCAAATGGTTTTGATTTATTCTATAAACTATGGACAAACAGTGTAGAGAATAATAACGAATATGTAAATTTTGCTGTTCACTGGTCAGATGTTCCGGGGCGAGATGAAGAGTGGAAACAAAAGACGATTGCGAACACAAGCGAGGAACAGTTTCGTCAAGAATTTGAAGCTGAGTTTATTGGTTCGCAACATACTTTACTGTCGGCTTCTACGCTTTCGAGGTTGGCATGGATAAGACCGAGGCACACACGATTAGAGGGTACTTTAAATGTCTACAAAGAACCTCATCCTGATCATCATTATTTTTGTACTGTTGACACTGCTAGAGGTGTTGGGATTGATGCTTCTGCGTTCATTGTTTTTGACTTAACAACATATCCATATGAAGTAGTCGCGACATATTCAGATAATACGGTAGATCCACTATTGTATCCCGAGATTATTTACGATGTTGTGAAAAGATATAACAATTGTTATACACTTATAGAAATTAATGACAACGGACAACAGATCGCCGACATTCTCCATTACGAGCTTGAATACGAGAATATTATACATACTAAGCATGGTGGCAGTCGTGGACAAGTTATAAATAGTGGGTTCGGTCAAGGCACATCTACTCTCGGTGTAAGAACAACCCAGTCCGTTAAAAGAATTGGTTGTGCGAATGTTCGTACCATGATCGAAAACGACAAGCTCTTATTAAATGATTTTGATCTAATAAGAGAATTCTCAACATTCATATTGAAAAACAACACTTATATGGCTGAAGAAGGTGCACACGATGATTTGGTTATGTGTACTGTACTTTTGGCTTGGGCTACCAATCAATCGTTTTTTAAGGAGTTAACAAACACAAACTTTAGGCAGAAATTACTTGATGAAAAAAATGAACATGATGTGACTTATGATTTACTTCCGTTCGGTATTATAGATGATGGTCATGGTGAAGAAGATTTAGGCGCAGAACCATTCGACCATCCGCTTTTTTATAACCATGACGATATTCGATGGTGAAAATGCGTTTTTTATAAATAATATCATAAAAATAACTCCAACCAAATAGTAAATACATAAGGAGACATACTATGCCGTTTCAAGTATCACCAGGTGTTAATGTAAGTGAAATCGATCTCACTACTATCGTACCTGCTGTGTCAACATCTATTGGTGTTGTTGCAGGTCGTTTTCATTGGGGTCCTATGAGTAAAAGAGTACTGGTAAACAACGAAGATGTTTTAGCGTCTAACTTCGGTAAGCCAGATAACAATAACTATCAAGAATGGTTTACTGCTGCAAGTTTCCTTTCTTATTCTAACCAACTTTATGTTGGCCGTGTTGATAATAATGCTAACAACGCTACATCTAGTGGTAACGATGCGCGTATTCTAAATGATGACGACTATGAAGCAAAAGATGCAGCTGCTAACTTAGGTGCACATAACTGGATCGCAAAATATCCAGGTGAACTGGGTAACTCACTCAAAGTTGCAGTATGTCAATCTGCAAACACTTGGGAATCCTTACTTTATAGGCCAACAAACCAAACTGATCCGGTACTAACTTTCACAGCTGGACAATTAGAAGCTAACACGGCGACTGCTAACTTAGCTTCTCGCGTTAGTGCTGGCGATTACCTCTATTTAGCTAACTCTACTGTTAAAATTGACTTTCAGGTGGCATCAATCACAAGTACAGCAAACGAGTCAAGGATAATTTTGGAAACAGCACCTACTACTATAGATTTAGGAGGAACTTCATCTCTTGGTATTGCAGCGAATAATGCATCATTAGTACGCCGTTGGGAATACTACGATTGGTTTGATGGTGCACCAGGTACATCAGCATATGCTGAATCAAGAGGCGGTTCAGGCGATGAATTGCATGTTGTTGTAGTTGATGAAGATGGCGATATCAGCGGTATTAAAAATACTGTGGTCGAGAGATTCCCTTTCGTTTCTCGTGCATTTGATGCTCGCAGAGAAGATGGTGAAACACAATACTACAAGTCAGCTATTAATAATCAATCAAACTGGATCTGGTGGGGTCAACATGATACTACACTAGGTCTGACCGCACAACAAGCTGCACCAGCAACCACAACATTTGTTAATAGTTCAGATTTAGGCGATACTACAAGAACATCTTTGAGTAATGGCACAACAGGTAATACTCCTACTGAAGGTCAAATCACTGATGCGTATGATTTGTTTGCAAATGGTGAAGAAGTTGATGTTTCTATCATCATGGGTGCTGATGCAACCGCGACTGTTGCTCAACACTTGATTCAGAACATTGCTGAAGTAAGAAAAGACTGTATCGTAACACTTTCTCCAGAATCAGCTGATGTTGTAAACAACTCTACTTTCTCTGGATCAGAAGTAGCAGATGTTGTTGCATTTAGAAATGCATTGAATCTTTCATCTTCTTACGGTACTATGGATTCTGGTTGGAAATACATGTACGACAAATATAACGATGTTTACCGTTATGTACCATTAAATGGAGATGTTGCCGGTACAATGGCTCGTACAGATAACCTAAGAGATCCTTGGTATTCTCCTGCTGGTTACAATCGTGGTAATATTCGTAACATTGTTCGCTTGGCATACAACCCACCAAAACCACAGAGAGACGAATTGTATAGAGCTGGCGTTAACCCAGTTGTTACTTTCCCAGGACAGGGTACAGTGCTCTTTGGCGATAAAACATTGTTGAATCGTCCAAGTGCTTTCGATAGAATCAATGTTCGTAGACTGTTTATTGTTCTAGAAAAAGCAATTTCAAACGCTGCGAGATTCTCTTTGTTTGAATTCAACGATGCATTCACAAGAGCTCAGTTCCGCAACTTGGTAGAACCATTCTTGCGTGATGTACAAGGTCGTAGAGGCATCTTTGACTTCCGCGTTGTCTGCGATGAAACAAATAATACACCAGAAGTTATTGATCGCAACGAATTTATTGGCGACATTTACATTAAACCTGCTCGTTCAATTAACTTTATTCAACTAAACTTTGTTGCTGTAAGAACTGGTGTCGCATTTGAAGAAGTTGTTGGCCAATTCTAATAAATAGTTAATAAAAACAAATAGGAGACAAAAATGGCATTTAACATTAACGACTTTTATTCATCGTTACAGTTTGGCGGCGCAAGACCAGCACTCTTTGATGTGCTGGTCACTTGGCCTGGAAGCACAATACCTGAAATTCAGTTTATGGCTCGAGCGACTACAATTCCTTCAGCGACGCTGAACGTTGTAGAACAAACATATTTCGGCCGTGCTTTGAAATTTGCAGGTAATCGTACTTTCGAAGACTGGACAGTTACTATCATCAACGATGAAGATTATACAATCCGTAGAGCTATGGAAGATTGGTCTGAATCTTTGAATGGTTTTGAAGACAACCGAAGAGATACAACTAGACTCGCTACACGGGACTATAAAGGTACTGGTACGGTTACTCACTATGGTAAAACAGGTAATATTATTGCTAGATACGAAGTTAACGGTCTTGTACCCTCTTCGGTTGCTGCAATGCCTATGGATTGGGGTACTGATGAAATTCAAACTTTTGATGTCACATTTGCTATGGACTACTGGACTACAAGAACAGAAACCTTCCAAGGTCTTAGCGAGACAACTTAATAATTCTAACTCCTCTGTTAAGTTGAAAATCAAAAGAGGGACTTCGGTCCCTCTTTTTTTGCGTGTTATAAATATATAATAGATTTCACATAGGATTTATACAATGCAGCTATTCGGTTTTACCATAACACGAGACGACGCAAAAGAAACACAACCATCTTTTGCTCCACCAAAAATAGATGATGGTGCTATTGAGATTGCACCAGGCGGTACTTACGGTACTTACTTTGATTTTGACGGTAAGACAAAAGACGAAGGCCAGTTAATCACAAGATATCGTGATATGTCTGTCACTGCGGAATGTGACGCAGCAATTCAAGATATTGTTAACGAAGCCATTGTAGTCAGTGACGACGGTGATATTCTCGAAATTAATGTCGAAAAAGTAGATCAACCAAATAAAGTTAAGAATGATATTCGCGAAGCCTTTGCAGAAATACTAAGACAATTAGATTTCAATAAAAAGGCTCATGACATTTTCAAGAAATGGTATGTCGATGGTCGCATGTACTACCATATCATTGTTGATATTGAAAAACCAACCGATGGTATTAAAGAACTTAGATACATTGATCCTCGTCGTATTAAAAAGGTTCGTGAACCAATTCGCGAAAAAGACCCTAAGACTGGTGTGGTCGTAAATAAGGGTTATAAAGAATACTACATTTACAATCAAAAGGGTGTTTACAATAATCACTCTACACAAGGTGTAAAGATTGCAGCCGATTCTATCGCTTATACTCACTCAGGTATTACAGACGGAAAAACAAGCACTGTATATTCACACCTACAAAAGGCTGCAAAACCACTCAATCAGCTTCGCGTTCTTGAAGATTCAATCGTAATCTATCGCCTTGTTCGCGCACCAGAAAGACGAATTTTCTACATTGATGTTGGTAATTTACCTAAGATGAAGGCCGAACAATATCTACGCGATATGATGGTCAAACATAAGAACAAGCTTGTATATGATTCTGCGACTGGTGAAGTCAGAGACGACCGCAGACATATGACTATGTTAGAAGATTTCTGGTTACCTCGTCGTGAAGGTGGTCGTGGTACAGAAATTACAACACTACCTGGTGGACAAAACCTTGGTGAGATTGAAGATGTTGAATACTTCCGTCGTAAACTATACAAGTCATTGAATGTACCTTTCACTCGACTTGATGTAGAAAACAGTGTATTTAACATTGGTCGTTCACAAGAAATTACAAGAGACGAAATTAAATTCAGTAAGTTTGTTGATAGACTGCGTAACCAATTTGCGACACTGTTTAACAATCTTCTTGAGATACAATTAACGCTTACAAAGAAAATTAAGCGCGAAGATTGGGAGATGATTCGTCAACAAATTGATTATGATTTTCAAAATGACAACCATTTCACTGAACTGAAAGAAGCTGAACTGTTAAAAGAAAGACTGGCACTTGTAGATCAAATCGATCAATATGTCGGTCGTTACTTCTCATTAGATTATGTTCGCCGTCAAGTATTAAGAATGAGCGAAGAAGATATTGCGTTTATAGATAAACAAATGAATAAAGAAGGCGAAGAAGTTGTAGCACCACAAACACAACAACAACAACTTTCAGTGCAACAACAGCAACAAGAACTTGAAATGCAAGCTCAACAGGCCCAACAACCACAACAACAGAAAGAAGAACTAACTTATGAGGAACGTGAATTAATGGAAAGTATGACTCGCTTTATGGACTCTATGACGGACGAAGATTGATATGAAAATACAGGAAGCGAAGTTGTTTGCTTCCGTTCTTGCGGTTGTTAAACAACAAACACAGAAACTCACAGAAGATATATTAGAGAAAGTTAATATCATCGAAGGACCTTCTGGTCCAAAAGGCGATGCTGGCGAGAAAGGAGATAAAGGTGATACAGGAGCTAGGGGCGCTCGTGGTTCCAGGGGTGAGAAGGGACTACAGGGTGAAACCGGATTACAAGGTGAACAAGGTCCAATCGGCGAGCAAGGCCCAGTTGGAGAACAAGGCCCTCAGGGAGAACCAGGTGAAAAAGGAGAACCAGGCTTACTTGGCGAACAAGGAGAAATTGGACCAAGAGGTCCTCAGGGTTTACAAGGAGAACGGGGAGATCGAGGAGCACCTGGTCGAGACGGTAAAAATGGATCTGATGGTGTAAAAGGAGACAAAGGCGATAAGGGTCCGAAAGGTGATAAAGGAGATCCTGGTAAACAAGGTCCAAAAGGCGAACGAGGATTAAAGGGCGATAAGGGTCCGAAGGGCGACAAAGGTGACAAAGGTTCACAAGGTAAGATAGGACCAAAAGGCGCCAAGGGTGCGAAAGGTGACAGAGGACCAGCAGGTAAAGATGGTAAGAATGGTTCTGACGCTGAAGTAACAAAACTCAAAAAAGACTTTGACACCTATAAAAGAATCGTAGGACAACAACTAGAATCGCTCGGCGGTGGTGGTTCTGTAAACATTCTTGACATGGACGATGTTGTTTTCAATTATCCAAGTCAATTGGCCAACAATGATATATTAATTTTTGACCAAAATGTTCAGAAATTTACTGCGCTTAACATAGTAGATATTATAAATAATATAAAAATTGAGTTAGAAATGCAATACGACAAGCTTATTGACGAACAAGTTTCTGGTAGCACAACCTATACTTACATAGGTGAAGCATCGCCAGGCGGACAAGCAGCAAATGCTGTTTGGAGAATTAAACGAGTTGGTGAATATGCAAATAACTTGACTGAAATACTCTGGGCTAATGATACTGATGCATTTGATAAAGTATGGGATGATAGAGTAACTTATACTTACGACAAATAACGGAGAAAATAAATGCCAACTATTACAGATCCATCGTTTCTTTCTCAGGGTAATACTACCTCGACGTATACAAATACAACAACATTGAGAATACAAAAAACCGCAGCAGATTCAACTACAGGAACACTAACATTTGTCGGCGGTACTGCTATTAATGTTTCTCAATTTGATTACTTTGAATTAAGAACTTCTAACAATGCGCTTGCAAATAATAACGGACTATATCAAGTTAATTCAGGTACAGGTCCATGGAACGTCACCAAAATTGCTGGTACTGACGGTGCTTTGGCAAATACAAATGTTGGTGGAGATATAACGTTCACAGTTTTTGGAAGTGACGCTGTTGCAGGTAACACTACACCGGGTACGGGGCTTGTTGAAGCAGCAACTGGTAAATCAGTTTATTTTGATCCTTATCAAAAGAAAATTTGGTTGATTAATCAAGGTAATGTCACTGATGAAGGTGTTACCTTACAAGCACTTTATTCTTTTGCTAAAGAAGAATGGAAAAATGATCCAGACCTAATTAAATACGATTTTCCATTTACAGCTATTACACCAGAACAGTTTGAAATTGGTTCTGGTACTTCTACTGGATGGCAACTGTTTGCTAACACAATAACGACAACAACAACCTTTGATGGTGTTGATGGAAATGGCCGTAAAACAAGAGAACTCATTCGAACAGGAGGTTGGTCAGAGTTTGATCTCGATGGAACAACTCTTCTTCGTCAATATGCTGGTGTCATTTCACTTGGTACATTTGATAATGATAATGACCTTGCTTATTATCAACAAGGTAATGATCCAACAGACGCTACGGCTTCTGAAAACTTTGTCTTTACTGGTCCAGTAAACGAAGGTGTTTTAACATACGATTTGATACATCCAGATACTACTGCAACTGGTACAATTTCTTATCCACACTCAAACACAATTCAGCGTACTACTGGTGACTGGACAGCAGAAGGTTTCCAAGTAGGTGGACAAATCACTATTGTTACTTCAGATGAATCTACACATGTTGGTACATTTGAAATTGAATCTCTAACTGCTACAGACCTTGAAGTAACAACAGACCCATTTAACACTGCCGAAACCGATGATGAAGCTTATACAGCTGCTTGGGACAATAGAAATAGATTGAAACTATTCCTTCGTGCCAACAGTACAGTATCAGTATCTAAATCATATGATTCTGGTACATTGGCCGATATCGGTGTTACCACACTCTCAAACCAAGTATATCGTTTTCCTTTAACAAACGCTTCAGATGTTGTTGTTGATAACGTGGATACAGCAGAAGGTGCTGGTAGTGCATGGTTCGATACTGTACCGTTTAAAGCAGAAACTAAAGATAATATTACAGTACAATATTTCTATACCGCTTTTAAAGCGCGTGTGAATGAACAACAAGACCCGCCAGCACTTCAAGAATTTGGAATTGTTATTAACAACGGTTCTTATTCTGGCGTAGATGGTTCAATAACACCTTCAACAACCTTTACATCAAATAAATCTATATTTGATGATCGTTTTAATTCTGGTAAATTATATATTACAACAGGTACTGCTAATACATATGATCAACAAACATCTGGATATACAATTGTTGATATTCCGACTCCTCAAACATTGACAGTTTCGCCGGCTTTCACAACTACTGAAAGCGATCTCTCTTTCTATATTACTCCTTCAACGGCAAATAGTTCATCGTTTGAAATTCCTGCGACAATTCAAGAGATTTATGCTTCTATTCAGTATCAATTGCGTGAGGATTCAGACATTGATGCAACAGGCAATACTGTTATTGGTCGTACAGCTGATGAACTTCTAACTTTCGTTGGTACTGATGCTGTAACTACAGGTTCGACCAGTTCGCCACCAAGCAATCCAAATGGCGGTGGTTCTGGTGTTTTCATTGCAAACTATGCCGAATCTGACACTAACAAAATTACGGTAGTGACAAATGCTGGAGTTGAAGATAACTTCCCAACTGTTGTAACACTTACCTTGAGTTTTAATGAAAACTTAACTGAAGAT